TGGAAATGATCCATACAATGTGGTATTATCATATCCAATGGTAGTTTGTGAATCGTCTACTGCTGCATCAAGTTTTACGGAAGGAGTTATATATGAAACTTCTTTAATCCAATTATAATCACCCCCATTTACACTTACAAAAATATTTGCTCCCATAAAATAAGGATTACCATCTGGTCTTTTATAAAGAATATAAATTTTATTTTCAGTAAGATCTTGCACAGCATAAAGTCGTTCAACCACATCAGGGGCTTCGTAGGGAGTTGGAGGATTATTAGCAGTTGATGCTATTACTTTAGAAATACTATCACTATAACAATTAGGATTATATTCAAAACATTGCAATTTAACTTCATCGTTTTCCTGTTCCTCCATACCTATAATTCTAAACCATTTAGCATTCCATCCAGTTTGAGCATGACTAACACCTATAATATCACCAATGGCATGATAGTAACCTTGCATACCTGTAGTAAATTCACACCAATTTCTGCAATATAAAGCAAAGTCAGAATAAAACTGAACCATTCGCATTGCTTGTGATTTTCTTTTTATTCCTCCTAATCGAATTGTTTTTAATTGAGAGCCTTTTGTAAACCAATTTTGATCACCACCATATGTAGTAATATATGAATGAAAAGATTCACTATCTTTTTCTACTGCATCCCAAATATATTCATTACTGAAATTATCATCTTCATCTTTAACTTTTCTTTGTACATATTCAAGTCTATGTTTATCTGGAATAGTAGAATAACCAGTATATTTAAAATTAAACGATCCTTCTTTAATATTATCTTTTACTAATTCAAAAGGATCACTTGAATTTGGTGATACTGGAAGATCATCGAATAAATCAATATAGGTTGATGTTTGATCCTTAACAAAAAACCTGTAATCTGTTTCCGATATAGTTATTATACCCTCATCACCAAACCAAAAAATATCTGGATAAGCTGCAAAATCAGCATAAAGTCTACTTACTGTGCTTGATCCACCGGCAACAAATTGATCCTTTGTTTGATCAGCAAAATATGATTCAGGAGTTTCATCTGAAGTCTCTATAAGAGGTTCAATTAATCCTTGTTTTAATCGAATAAGACCCCTACACGTCATCATTATATCTGTGATAATATCAAAGGCCATTGCCCTTGCATCATATATATTTGAATATCTAAATCGTGGCTCATTTGAAAGAGAATCATCCCAATCCACAAACTGAACCGATTCATCACAATAATCTGATGCTATCTTCCAAGGGCTATCTGCGGTATCTGGATCACCATTAAAGAGGGCTGTATCTAATTTACATCCCCACCTTGTATCAGTTAAAAAATTATAAACAGCACGAATAGGATTAGCATCTTCTTCTCCAGACTCTATACTAAAAGCTTTTATTTCAGCAGAAATAGAAGGTAACTTTGAAAGGATTGCATCTTCAACATGAAAATCAACTACTGTATAAGCTGAATATTTAAGAGGAATTATTCCAGCAGTTTTTCCAGATTGAAAAGAAGATATTGTAGGATCTGCTGTCTGAGTTTCCGTTCCAAGATAAGAAGTAAAATCTATATTCCATCCATCTTCTAAATCACCAACTTTTTTATCATCCACCCAATATTTTAAAAAAGAAACAATTGGCCCTTCACAATGACAAACAGCATAATCAGCGTCCATCTCAGGAACCCACTCTGGATTTTTTCTTGATCCCTCATTATTCTGACCTGATTCTAATTCCCCTACCCAAATAACTCCACCAAAAGCTTTTACTTGACCAAAAGCTAAAGGTACTGGTGTTGATCTTACATATGAATTTGCTCCAAGATCTCCCATACCTGGAGGGGGAGGAGCAGAAGGAGGATCAATCCACAAACCGAGTTGACCACCAACAGCCATACCTATCATAGCCCCTGGAAAACCACCAATGACTCCACCAATTATACCACCAGCGATCATTCCAACAGTTTGTCCAGTTGTTTCTCCCATCTAAAACTCCTTATAACGTAATATCCATGCCAACCTATTTTTATCAGAGTAATAATGCAAACTATCAAACCCAACTTTTTTATCTTTTTCTTTCCAACCACATTTAGCATGAATAAAATATACTTGATCTACTAATATACCGCTGTGGTGAGCAGGATAATTTTTACCAAATAATCTAAATAAAGGTACATCTCCCTTATCTGGTAATTCATTATCAAATAAAACTCTAAAACCTGCTTTTAATAATCCATGATATAATCGTTCTTCTGCATCAGGACGTTTCCACCATCCAACAGTATATTCTTTACCATCACCTTTAGGTAATTCAATACCTGCACGACTATAAGCCATATATAATAAACCGGCACAATCAATGCCCAATGTCGATCTGCCGGTATGTCTGAATGGAGTGCCTATAAATTTTCGTGCGTTTTGAACAATCCTATCTTTTATATTATCGGTTCTTTGGGAACCCAAGGATAACCTCCATACTCACTGTAATTTGAAAAATCAGTATCACAAGTTTCATAATTTTTAGCACATAATTTTACAACATCAACATTGACACCACTTGCAATGACATCATCGAAAGGTATTCTTACAACTACCGTTCCTGTGGTATTAGTTAAAATTGGTCTAACTTGTCCTGTCAAAGCTCCACTTTTTATTTCTACATACCCTGGAGTAAAATAATCTGCTGCTTTTCCATGTGAACAAGTCAAAGTAATTCCATCTGATCCAGCAGATAAATTAACATTAGTTTTAAAATCACCAATAAATAAATTACATCCACCACCACAAAAAGTCCAATTACAACCAGTTTGATATATTCTTTTTGGATACTGTTGATCAAGATAAGGAAAAGGTTTAACAGATAAAGTTATCCAATGTTCATCTCCTTTAGGTTCATCTGTGTATCCTTGAAATAAAAGCATAGAAGCAGCAACAGCCCAATATTCAGCAAAGTGCCAAAAAGGAATAATAAGATAAATAGCAACAGGTATATCATTATACTTACCAGACATAACATCATTTTTAAAAGAAAGATCAACATGATCCAATCCAATTTCTAATTCATTTAATATCGTGCCTTCTTCAGATCGAATTGGATTTCTTTTTATTGCCAATGCCGTATACGTATTACCTCCATCATGAACATCAGCAGTATTAGCTATAAATCTTTGCGTTCCACCAGGAAGACTAAATACATATCCGGTTAAAGCTGTCATACCACTTTGAAAAAAATATTTTATTTCATCAGGATCAATATCTTTTGGCATTATAACCACTCCCTAAATGTTATTGAAAAATCCCAAATATTTGCAATTTCATCAGGATTATCATATTCCATTGTTTCATATTGAACTTGATATTGTGTTCCATATCCAGCATTCCAAATGGAAGGGAGAACATTCCAAGCAAAATTTGTCAATGGGCCTTGATTATCATCCCAATGAGCAACAATTATATCTTTCTCTGAATTTGTTCTTCCACGCACCTCAACTGTCCATCTACGAATAGAATCCGTTGACTTTAAACGAGTCTTACGTTTCCATCCCTCCATGTCAGTTTGTAAAACATTCCATTGTGGAGTATGAGGTTTAATAGAATGAATTTCAAAATTAAAAGGATCACCTGCTGCCATAACATCACTCCTTAATAGGAATTTTGAATACCCTTTCTAATGGGTTTATTTTGTTTTAAATTTTTAACCATCTGACCTTGAATAACATCAGAATTTCTCATCAAAAATTGAACACCAGTTTGTGTATCGATAGCACTTATATGAATTGGCATATGATATGAATATTTATTTTGAGGAGCAGATTTTTGAAGTTTTTTCATTGGAGCAACAATTTCATTTTCTCCGTATTTAGATCTTTCTCCAAAATTATAAACTTCACCGGACTGTAATCCTTTTCCAACAATAGGTTCTGAGATAACACCACCTTCAGCAAAACCGTAACCACCACCACCATAGGCACGACCATATGCTGATACTGCTGTCATTGCCAAACCCCCAACGCTTGAACCTGTGCTTGATCCACCACCACCTCCACCACTACTAAATAAACTGGAGATCCAACTACCCATTTGTGAAAAAGTATTAGTAATATCAGAATACCAGGATTTAGAACTTTGACTTGCTGCTTCCGTATTATCGGCTATCTCAGCGGATATATCAGCAAGATCTTGGGAGACACCTTGTACACCTGTTTCTGTAACCTCTCCTATACCACTACTAAATAATTCTGATGCTCCTCCCCCACCTATAGGCCAATTGGTAACAAATACTTTTGAACCAACTATTCCCTCTGAAGGTATTTCCTCCAATTTACTCATTGATTTAAACGTACCATCCATTAAATCTTGAGTATTATAAACTGTCACAGGTATTGGTTTAGTTGCCGTAATCTCCTGAACTTTACCTTCTTTTGCTTTACCACCAGGAAACATTCCAAAAAATCCCGCCATTGGTGATTCAGATCCAGATCCTAATGCACTTTGTAATTGATCAGTAACACCACGTTTAATAATTATTTTCAAAGTATCTTTTAAAATTTGTGTTTGTAATTGATTTAATGCCTCAGACACAGAATCAACACCATCAACTATCTGTGACAAAGAATCAGTAAAACCATCAGCCCAATTATTAGATGCTTCAACTAAATCATTCCAAATAGGCATTTGTTTTTTCTTTAATTCTCTTTCGGTTACTTTGGTCAATTCCTCCATTTGTTCTTGCAATGCTTTAACATATTTTTGAGCTTCAGCAGATCCTTCTCTGGTTGACCATTGACCATTTTCAACCCACATTCGATATGTTTTATCAATTTCTTTTTGAATCGCTAATAATTCTTTTTTATAATTTATTTTTAATTGTTGAATCTCACCTTGCATTTTTTTTGCAGGAGAATAACTACCTATTAAAAAACTTGCTCTTGCTGACATTACCTCCATACTTGCGCTACTGGCTTGATATGCCATACTAAGTCTTTCAACTTCAATTCGTTCTTTTTTAGTAATCTCCCACAACTTCATCATTTCAGGTGTTAAACCTTTAGCTATAAAATCCTTATTAGATACTATCTTTAATTTCATTTTTTCAAATTCAGTATTTATTTTTGAGATAGCATCTACCGGACGATGTGAAGTTAATGTCAGCTTCATTTTTTCCATTTCATTATTGATTGCTGCTGCATCATCTAACTTACGCTGACCTAATGCTTCATCTAATTGATCAGAAAATTTCTTAAATTCTGCTGTGACAAGAGGATTTTTAACCTTGAGTTCATCTAACCTTGCACTAAGTTTATTAAACCACTTCTCAGTTTTTTGTTCTCTTGTTAAATCTTTTGGAGTAATACTTTCCCAAAAAGTTTCAGCTTGTTTTTTCCATCCTGCCATTTGTTGTCTTTGTTTTTCATAAAAATCAGCAAGTATTTTATTCTGATCTCTTTTAGCAAATCTTTCATAATCAACTACTTTTGCTAATGCATCGGAATGAGCTTTAAGATAACCTTTAAGTCGTTTTTCATCATCTTCAGTAAATTCAATTCCCATTGCTTTCATTTCATTGTAATAAGCTTGAATAGTCTGAAGATTAGATGTTGCTGCGGTTTTTAACCATTCAATCTCCTTTATTCGCATTTTATATTCACGTATTGCTCTTTCTTTCGTATCTAACCCTGCTAATTCCATTTCATCTATTTGATTTTCAAACTTACCCACCATATCTACTACTTGCATTGGATCATACTTCAATTTCATATGTTTTTGTATATCAATGGGAACTTTATTTAACTGTTGCAAATTATGGCGCATTTCTTTGACAATATCATTAACTTCATCCCATTCCTTTTTAAGATCATCAGGAATCAAATCCCCCATCAAACCTTTCATCTTTTCAAGACCTGCACCAAGCACACCAAAGGATAATTTATCAGCAATATAACCAACTGCTCCAACTAATTTACCTACAACCCACTTTGTAATATCAATTATAATACCATGAATTGCAGTAAGTATTGTATAAACAATCCCAAGTACTTTAGAAAAAAGTCTTATTACTCCTCTTAATACAATAAAGGTTTTTAAAACAACTTCAGTAAGAGTGAGTATGCCTTTCATTGACTTACTAACTCCATCTAAACTATTTGTTATCGTTGCAAAACTTCCATAAACATTTCGTATTATTCCAAAAAAAAGATTCCATTGTTCTTTAAGAACCCCAAACAACTCACCAATAACTTTAATTGGAGCTTTAACTATTTCAAAAGCAGAACGCAATGCAGCCGCTACTTTCCTGCCCTCTTTAGTAATACCCATAGTAGTACTATAATATTTATCAGTAAAGTCACTGAATTCTTTTGTCACCCTTAATAAAGAATCTTCTAAACCAATACGTTTAATAACCTGCCATGCCAATTTCATCTTATTAACAATTGCTTCCCACTCATTAGCAAGTTTAGTATTAAGAACACCAAAAGGAGCCAATGCTTCAGACAGGGAATCAATCATCTCTTTACCCCCTGCCTTTTCTTCCTGAATAATCTTTTGAATATCAGTACCCATCATCTGAAACATCATTGCCAACTGATCGGTTGCTCTTTGTCTACCAGCAATGATAGCATATAATTCCTGACGCATCTGAGTTCCAGCATTAGCCATACCCTCAGTTAATGTTTTAATAGCTGTACCTATAATTGCTATCTTTCTAACATCTTTATTAGGATCAGGAACAAAACCTGCCTGTGAAAATGTCCTCACAAGCATGGTCATATCTTCCATTGTTAATATGGTTCTTGCTGCTTCCTGCTCCATTTTATTCATTAATTGTCGGGAATACTGATACACACTTTCAAAATTCTTTTCCATATCACCCAACATTTTGAAAGAAAACTGTGCTGCAAGGGTCATTGCCTCTCGTCTATATTTAGCAATCTCACCCATTACATCAAAGAATACACGCTTTACTGCTCTAACTGCTCTGGTAATTAAGTAAATAACTGCTGCAACCTGCCAACGGAAATTTCTAATCATTTCCCATCCACTTTGAAGCATTGATTTTAATGATTGCCTATTAGCAACTGACATTCTACGTTGCATTTGTATTTGCGCTCTTTCATATTGCCTGACCATTTGTTGCAACTCTTTCATTCGTGTTTTCATTCCTGATATCTGATCTGATAACCCTGCTCCTCCAAAAGTGGTTTTTTGTATTCTGCGTAATCTTTCTAATTGTTTACTTAATAAAACAATTTGAGCATTATATTCTTTTACCTTATTTTCTAATTTATCAATGAATCCTTTAGCTTCAGACATATGCCTTGGACTGACCATCCTTTTTTTACTCAGTTCATCCATCCTTTGCCCAATTCTTTTATATTCATTTTGAATTATTTTAGAATCCGCTTTAATTTTAGCTGTGGGCAATAGACTTTTTGCTACTTCAGTCCTAATCATTTGCAATGTTGCCAACGTATCTTTTTTATATTGATCATAAGGATCTCTTGGTAATACAGATTTCCTTAAACTTTCATTTAATAATTTAATAATTGCTTTTACTTTTCTTTCATACGCTTCCCATGATGCAATAGATGCTTTATTCGTAGCATTTCTAACCTTCGCTCTTGCCATTAAAATTTGTTCTTCTAATTTTGAAATTACTTTTTGAGTAGCAACTACTTTAGTTCCATGTTGTTTATATAAACCTTGAATTATTTTTAATTGTCTTTGAACCTCAATAACATTGTGTTCTGTTACTGGCCCCAATTGCTTCAAAACCGCAACTGCTTTTCTAACTTCCACAGCAAGATTTCTTGCTTGTTGCGCTCCACCTTTATAAAATTGTTGAAAAGATATTTCAGGAATAGCCGACATTTCCTTTTTAACTTTACCGTACTCTGTTCTAAATTCTTTAAGACCACCTATAACTGTTTTTAATCTTGCAATTTGTTTACTTGCATCAATTAATCCGGTAGCCTGAAGTTGTTTTGCTATTTTTAATAAATTTTCAAGATGTTTTCGTTTTTCAATTAATGCTTGATCTAATGCTTTGCCTTTTCTAACAGAATCATAAAATGCTTTACCTGATTTTTCTCCAGCAAGTCTTGCAGTTTGTTCCAAATTCACCCACATCTTTTCAAAGTCTCTCTTTAAATTCACACCTCTGAGAGTTTGTTTAATTGCTGCAATGCCTTGCTCTGCTTGTGTTTTAAATACTCCTGTAAGTGCGGTTTGTCCTCTGGCAAATTTTTGAATCGAATTAAACATAAACTCGTATTCACCACCGAGTTTTTTAACCACCGCCCTTGCTTCATTAACCATCTGTTTTTGATTACGAATTAATGTCTTATTCGTTTGCTCAGACAATAATCGTTTTTGTTTTTCCAAATATTGTTCAGCTTGTACCTGTTTCTTTTGATGTGCAGAAAGTAAAGATTCTAAAACTTTTATTTGTTCAGCACGTTGTTTTAAAAATGATGATCCTTGCTGAGCCAAATCAGCTTGTGGCATTATCCCCCTTCTTCTCCACAACTGTTTAAATCTTTTCTCCATATCATTGACAACATTATTCACCGTAACTGCTGCTGATCGAGAACCTTTTTCAATTGTCTTCATAGATTCTTTTACAGCACCAGCAAGATGTTTTATCATCAATGACTTAACCTGCTCTGTCATTTTATCAACTGAAGCTTTAAACCTATCCTCTACATCCTGCTTCTGTTTTTCAAATGCTTTAAAGGCTGATTTTTTCTGTTCTTCAGTAAATCCGGTTCCTCTACTAACAAGATCAGATTTACGTTTTACTGCTGCCATTTCAGAACGCATTTTACGATAACGTGCAATTGTAGCTTTCTCTAAACGTTCCTGAAAAGCTTGCATCTGAAGGGTTTCTTTACGAACACCCTGCAAGGCGTTTCTGGTGAAAGAAACAAACTCTTGAATCTCTTTACGATTGCTTTTATATACAGCACTAAATGTCTTTGAAGTCGTTCTTGCAAGCTGATTCATATTAGTACCAACTTGCCGTGTCAACTGATTGGCATCCCTTGTAAATTTATCAAAGGAGTTAATCTGTTGTTTCAAGACTTGCTGAAAATTAGTTTCTAATTTTAAAACAATCTTAGAAACTTCCATTGACATTCCTGCACCAGAACCACCAGGCATGATTGTCTCCTTATCGTTGCCATTTTTTCATTCTATCTGCTGCATCATCAGGAAAATCCCAACTTATATCAGCAGATGGTTCGCCTTTAGATCCTCTATAAACACTTGACAATTGACTTTCTTGTTTTTCTAACTGTGTAACACCTTTTTTTGGATCAGAGAAAGCAGAAGCAATATCACTTATCGTTAACTTACGTTGTCGAATCATTTCAAAATCAACAGCCATTTTAACATAATAATATTTGTTATATGGCATATCATTGAGATCATCGAATGTATAAGCCCCACCAAGGAAATTAATAATTGCTGCAAATTCCTTGCAACGTGCTATTAGTTTTTTTCCGCTTCTTCATCAGGAGTTTCACCACTACCTATTTGACCAAAAACCAATTCCAATACTTTATTTTTTAATCGCATAGGCCATTCAGAAAAATCTTCCTTTGATACCTGTGTTAAATTATTATCAATATTAATACTAACACATTCATGAAGGATGGTATTTTGAGTTTGTAAAAGTTCTATTTCCTTTTCATCAGATACTTCATCTTCATCTTTACTAAGTGCTGAAATTTTTTTACTGAGACCCATCACCTTTTTCATTTTAATATCATTCATAGGTGTAATCTCAAAATTTTTTTCTAACACTGTAAATTTAACCGACTGTACCAAATCATTAAGATCTATCACATTTTGTTCACTCATTTTAATTCTCCTTAATTAACAATTAGTTTTTAGTTAAGTATCTGCAATAACCGCACGTTCTACGACAAAAGGTATATCATAGCTTTTATCAACATCGGTATCTGCTGTGATTACCGTTTTCAATTCCGATGTATACGTTTTAGCTTTAAGCCCTTTGGTATCATCAACTTCAAAGGTTAATTGATAATTGCCATTGGCTGCATCTGATTTATCAAAATCTACATCTGCCTTTGATAAAGCTGGAGATGTATCTGAAGCTTTTTCCTTTACCTCAAAGGTCAAAGTACAGGTTGTCACATCAGATCCACCTTTGGTAATATGAAAATTAACAGTTTTACCTTCACCTTGCTTTAATTTAATTGCATTCGCCATGATTATACCTCAATTTCTATTGTATCGTCCTCTGAGACAACGATGGTAGCCTGATCTTCATCGAGATCGATGTTCACCCCTATTTCTGAAATTTCTAATGAAATTTCGTCAATCTGAGTGATTTCAATACTCAAATCTTCATGTGATACTTCCACGTTAAAATCCTCCAGCACATAAACATTTTGTCCTGTGCCACCTGTGCCTGTACCTGTAAAATCCGGTAATACGCCTTTAGTTGCTAATGCTAAACTCATACTATTAACATTTCATATGATGTACACTGACCAGAAGACCATGCTGCTGTCACCTGATAAGTGGCAATTAATTGGGTTTTGGCATTATCCTGATATGTTCTTATCCTGGCACTTGTTAAAAGTTTAGCGCCATTATAATCTTGATATACCTGCTGATCCATTACAAAGTTTTCCTGAACCAAACCAAGTAATTTTAATCCAGTTGTGTGTTCCCATACGGTATCAGCTTGTTCTGTCATTGGATGAGTATGAGTTGGAATAATATCAAACTCATCCCCATTAGCAGGAACATCTACCATTGGTTCTTCAACAGTTATTTCTTTGGTAACTTCATCATAAACAGCAATTACCCTTACGTGTCCAGCTAAATTTCCTGTGGTAAAACGGATTAATTGATCTTTATAAAAATCAGGATACGTATTAGTTAAATTGGTTATGAATTTAAGATTGGAAGCAGTAACATCATTTACAGAAGAAGAAACAACATCACCAAGTTGTCTTAATCTTCTTCCTGCTGATGCTGGTATATTGTGGGTAGCTCCGGTTAAGACTTCATCCCAAACATTATCGGAAATATTATCAGGATTAAGAAGATCTTCATCAAGTACATTGGCACCAACAGAATTATCAGTTAACTTCCCCACTCCCCTTATTACTATATCACCGTTTGTCACCGTGTTTTCCAGAATCACTTGGCCTGAGTTTAGGTCTATACTTACCGCTTCTATACCACTTTTGTTCTTTAGTGCTATGCCTCCGTTGTAATTTCTCAATCCGAGACTTTGACCCGAACCTCCCATATCTATTATTGGGGTGGACGTTCCAGGTACACCTGACCAACAATCGAGAAAATGGGCCGTGGCTGATCCTCCGAGAGTAATTGTTCCTGGGCCTAACATGCATTGTTCTATAACTCCATTTAAATAATTAAGATTAGTTATTAAACAATTTTGAGTTTTATTCTCCCCATCCAAAGTTCCCTGAATATGAGCATCATAAAACTCACATTTTGATACCTGAGTAGCAGCATCAATAACTATTGTTGATTTAGTCATAGACTCACCAACAAATACATGCCCCTCAAGATCAAGTAATTCAGTTATGGTTATATCTCCTATTATATAGAAGGTACTAAAACCACGATCTACAGCAATGGTATGAGCATCAGTTATATTATTAACTGGAGCTTGCGCTGTTCCTACTGGATAATTAGTTCCCGAATAAGGTGAGGTTACATCAACAGTAATACCACCACCAAAAGATGCATATTCGATTTCTTCTAATTGTGCTACGGTTGAATCGACAAGGGATGAAACTTGCTGCATGATACGCACAGTATGTGTTCCAATGGTATCAAGAAATGGATCAGATCCATCTTCAGCATAGAGGTTGCCATTAATGGTTAAACGGTGAGATGCATTGTATGGTCGTATCTTCCAATCAGATGCTAAAAAGAAAGTTGAACCAAGGGCTTTTTCTCCAGGCAAAGGATTTCCACCAACTGCTGAAATTGGAAATCTAAATTTTCGTAAGTTCTCATTAGCAACCCAATCTTCTTTACCATCACTATACAAATCCGTTTTAACATCAATAAATACTTCCCCATCCACATCAGGAGCTTCATCTACTTCAATGATTTTTGTTATTTCATTAAACGTTACTTTCGCTCCCATCTTCTAAACTCCTTTTATTCCATTCTTCAGCAGGAACTATTTTACCTTCTGGAGTTAGGACAGGACAGACTTTTTCTAATGTTTCATTCCATTCCTGTTCCTGTGATTTTTTTAATAAGACACATTTCCAGGGATCATCTTCAAACACATCCCAGGTCACATGATAATTTACCCAACCTCTAAAATTATCCTGTGCTTCAAATGATTCTTTAAATCCCTCTGGTACTTCTACTCTAATAGGTTTATCATCATAAAGTGCTTCTGATCTATGACAAGCAAGTAAATATTTGATTTCACTAAATTCCATTTTTCTCCTTAATACAATGTACCTGACCTAATTAAAGATCAGGTACATTATAATTAATTAGTTATTAGGGATTTTCGTAGTTAAGTTCATCAACAGCGTTAACCGGAATTGATTGACCTGTTGTTTTAGTGATGGTGTGAGAGGCAATGACATACTGCGCTCCATCAAAGGCTATTGCCACCACAAAAATAGCAGCATTAGTATTAGCCGT